AAGAATTCAATAAAAACTTTAATTATTTTCAAAATGCTGTTAATAGCGCATGGTATTTACAAGAATATGAAGGCGGACCAGCTGTTGCAATAAATAATTTAAATAGGTTTTATTACTATATAGTTGAAGATTTAGATTTATTTAAAGAAGATATGAATAAAGCTCTTAAAAAACAATTTGGATTTGAGGCATTTAAACATAGAAATGATTTTTCAAATAGATCACCAGAAATGGGATTAAGTTTAACCAAGAAACAAATTGATAGAATAGCAGAATTAAACTGGATGGATATGGAGGTCTATGATTATGTATCAAAGAATAAAAAAAGATACTAAATGGTCAATTTTAGAATTAGGCAAATTTGATATTGATTTAATTAAAGAAGAAATTTCTAATTTTTCAGAAGAGTGGCTACTTGATACTTCAAGACAAAATTTGGGTATGGTGCATAAAACAACAGAAATGTTTAGAATATGTGCTACACCATATGAATGGAGCCCAACAGATCCAGTAATCACAACGCAATATAATTCATTTAAAAATGTTGGAGCACAAGAACAATTAAATAAAATCTATAATACCTTAGAGCAATACTATTCAGGTAAAATTATAAGGTGTGAAGTTATTAAATTATACGCTGGAACTGAAATTTATAAGCATATAGATGGAGGAGCTCTTTTAAATTATTCAAGAAGAGTTCATATTCCTATTATTACAAATGAATTAGTTACTTTTACTGTGATGAACGATTCTATAAATATGAAAGAGTCTTTGTGGTATGAAATAAACAATCAGATGCCGCATGCAGTTAAAAATTCAAGCACTCAAGATCGAGTTCACATAATCATTGACATACTGCCAGATGATATGTTAAACTATACTAAACTAGGAGAATAAATGACAAGAATTGAACCAAATTGGACATCTAGCGAGATGCTTTTTCCAGGAATGTGGGTTTATAGAGATGCCATTCCAATGAGTATTATGGACAAGGCCAAATCTTTTGTTGACTCTAATTCAAGTGGTTATAAATGGGAAGACGCTACTGTTGGATACATGGAGACAAAATTAGACTATAGAGATTGCCAAGATTTTAAAATAGGGGAAATAAAAAACCCTATGACTGATGATGATGCAGCGTTAGGACAAATTTGGCAAGAAGCGTATGAAGCACATAGCCCAGCAGTTGAAGATTATTGTGCTAAATATAATGTAAGAATGAATTACTGGGAAGTAATGAATTTTATTCAATATGGGGCAGGACAACACTTTAAAGAACACGCAGACCATGGATTTTCTTACAGTGCAACAGTTTCATTAGTTGCTTATCCAAATGATGACTATGAAGGCGGAGAATTATATTTCCCTAAGCTTGACGTTAACATTAAGCCAAAAGCTGGAGACCTTTACATATTCCCATCAACATATCTATTTTCTCACGTAGCCAAGCCAGTAATATCTGGAAGAAAATATTCAATAGTTACAATGCTAGACTATAATGATCACGCACACAACCCAGATTTTATGAGAATGAGACAAGAAAGAGTTGAACGTGAAAAACATAAAGGTATACAGAACTAGACCTGGATATGCAAACATCTCACCACTTTCTGCAAAAAGAGAATGGATGGATGAAACATGGCAAGCACACGCATATAAATGTTTTCCAGTAAGCCTCAGCAATCAGTTAGGCTGGGGTATATCATTTCCAAAAGACATATCTTTCATATGGGACGGAATCTCAGACGCAGATGCCTCTCATGTTAAAATTTTAAGTGGACATGATTATGTTTATACAGAAAGAGCAAATGCAACAGTTAGCTTTAATACTGGCCTAATGTTTATAACTGATGAGAATACAAGCCTTTTATCAAGTCCTACACCAAATCAATTTATAGACGGCGCCCAGCCATTTACAACAATATTAAGCACTTCATTTTTTAGGGGAGATCTCCCAGTCGCTTGGAGAATTACAAAACCAAATACAGAGATTGTAATAAAAGCAGGTACCCCAGTTATTTCTATTTTACCAATAAATTTATCTGAACTGCAGGGATCAGAAATGCAAGAAGGCAGGATGCAGGATTTATCAAGAACAGATTTTTTACCACCAGAGTATTCTGATACAGTTAGAGATATTAATCTAAAGGGAGAGTGGAGTAATTTTTATAGAAATGCAACAAACCATATTGGTAAAAAATTAGGAGAACATCAAGTAAAAGCAATTAAATTAAAAGGTGGAACCGATGCCATTTGAAGTAAATGCATATACTTTAAATAATGTAAATCCAACTGCAAAAATTAGACCGCTTTCAATTAAAAGAGAATGGATAAAAGAAGGAACCCAACATGGGTATGCCTATTCTTGTTTCCCAGTTGCTCTTGCAAATACAATGGGATATGAAATTTATTTTGAAGAAGATATTGAATTTATATGGAATGGCAAAGAAGAACCAAATTCTACAACAATAATACAGGGAAAAGATATTTGTTATTTTGATAGAGGTTTTGCAACAGTTGGCCTTGTAACTAATTTAATATTTAAGTCAGATGAAAATACTAGCCTATTATGTGGTCCAGTACCAAATCAATTTATAGATGGAATACAAACATACTCTGCAATAATTTCAACATCTTTCTTTAGCGGAGTCCTACATATTGTATTAAGGATTACTCAACCCAATAAAAATATTTTAATTAAAGCGGGTACGCCAGTAGGATCCATCTTACCCATATCAATTGAAAGTATTAATAATTCAATAATAAATGTTTTTAAAGAAATAAAAAATGTAGAAGATTTAGGGATACACAATACTCCAGAGTATAATAATGCTTTGGCAAAAAAGGCTGAAGAGATTGGAAGAACTGTAGGCTGGTATCAACAGGGCGTTGACCACAAAAACAATAAAATTGGTACCCATGAAATTAAAAAATTTGTTTTTAATGTAAAAAATCAAGATTAGGGTAATATAATAAATATGATAGAATTAGTAATAACGAATAGGGGAAAAAATGAAGCCAGCAAATGATTGGGGTCGAAACCGACCAGTATCAATTACACCTTCTGGATTTTTTGGGGACTCATCCGATAATATAGTTGAGCTAGAAAATTTCCTTACACCAGAAGAAAGAGAAAGGTTAATTACTTTTGCTCTAAATAATAAAATATGGGATATCACAGAAACAGTTGTTGATGAAGATGGTCTTGTTTTATATGATGCTGATGTTTGGAAAGACCGAGTTTGTACATATAAATCACTAATGGCATCAGACCCAACAATTCTTGAATTAATTAATAGCATGATTGCAAGATTAAAAATTGAAGTAGATAAATTTTTTGATGTAGATGTAAAAGAGACAGGTCCAGCAATTGTTAGGTGGCCAATAGGAGCAAGACAAGAGCCACATGCAGATAAAGAATTTCATACTGGAATAGAACAGGGAAGACCAAATGATTTTCCTCATTATGATATTGCAGGTTTATTTTATTTTAACGATGACTATGAAGGTGGAGAGTTATATTTCCCACAGCACGGTATAGAATTTAAACCTAAAGCAGGAGCAGCTTATTTTTTCCCAGGTGACAGATTTTATACGCATGGAGTTAGACCAGTTAAATCTGGTAATAGATTTACATCGCCATTCTTTTGGACGATTACAAAACACACTGGAGACAAACAGCCATGAGTAATTTAGAGTATATTGAAATTTATCCAAAAGTTCATGTATATAGAAATGTATTAAAAGATCCAAAAAAAATGTATGAGGTAATGAAAGAATCAGAGGCAGACTCTGAGGGTAAATATTATTTTAAAAGTTGGGATCCATGGGCTCATTTTGGAACTTATACACAAATAAAACATCCTGGAGAACTTGATCAATCAATTTTATCTGAGGAAAGATTTATTAAAGAAAAAGAATTTGCAGATGAAGTTCAAGCCGCATATGATGCAGTTATAAAAGATTATGTTGAAAAAACAGAAACAGTTCTTCCAAATAATTGGAGATTTAGCGGATGTTCTTTTTCAAAATATAATGATCAAATTGACACTCTTTCAAATAAAATGACAATGCAATACCATACAGATCATATAACTTCTCAAAAAGACATGCCAGGAGAAAAATTTTTTATCACATGTACAATGTATATTAATGATGATTATGAGGGTGGAGATATCGAATTTTATGTGGATGGCAAGCTAATAAATCATAAACCTCAAGCGGGAGACATTGTTGTATTCCCATCTACAGAGCCATATTATCATGGAGTCAAAACAATTTATAATGGACAAAAGTTTTTTGTTAGAAACTTTATAATGCACGAGTTCCCAGGAACAGAGGAATGGTTAAAAAATCAATTAAAATTTGGCGCTTATAGATGGGCTAAAAAAGAATTTGAAAGAATTGAACACGATGACCCACGAAATATGAAATATCTTATTGATGGAAAACCAACAGAGTATGAAGATGCTCTTAAACTGCAAGGCAATGCTGGAAATGGTGGCATGTAATGGAGCCAGTTAAATTAACAGAAGACATTCATCTTTATGAAAATTTTATTTCTGAAGAAGAATGTAAAAGTTTAATAAAGCTATTTGAGTTAATGATAGATAAAAATAAAGACTATTGGAAATCAATATCTTTTTATGAGTCCTATTCAGGTATGTATCCAGAACCAAATGATCCTATTTTAAATGAAGTCGGTTTATCGCCAACTTGGTTTGTTGATACTATGAATAGATTTAAAGATGCCGCAGCACTAGTTGCAAATCAAGATTCAGAAAAAATGTCAAAAATAAGCTTTCATATGCAACGCTGGTTACCAGGAGCATTTGCACCAAAACATTCTGATAACACGTCTAGTGATGGAACATATGGCGCATTTACAAGAAGCAGATATGCAGGGTTTTTATATTTAAATGATGATTTTGATGGAGGCTTATTAAAATTTTATGCTGAAAATGGAAATAATATTTTTGATGTAAGGCCTAAGACTGGATCATTTTTAATATTTCATGGTGGACATAAAAATATGCATGAGGTTACTACTGTTTTAAATCAACCAAGATATACAATTGGTTCATTCTGGGATGATAGGGAAGAGTCTGATTACCCTCAAGAAACTAGGGATGCTTGGGCAAAAGAATTAGCAGAAGTTAGAGCTATGCAAGCAGAACAAGCTGTAGAATGGAAAGATGTTAGAGATAAAGGTTTAAGGCTTACTCCTTACGGAAACCCTGTGCCAGCGGCAGATGTTGGTGCAAAAGATGAATAATATAAAGCCAGAGTTTAATCCAGAAGACATGTATCATATGTTTGATATAAAAAGATTACACAATGATATTTGGTATTTTAAAAATGTTTTAAGTTATCCAAAAGAACTGTTGACATTTATTAATGAAATAGATAATATTGAAGAAAGTCATAAATCAATTAGTAAATGGGAGCCATGGACTGCAAGTGATGATAAATCATTTGTATATGGAAAAAATAAAAATATAAGCTTGTCTAATTTTGAAAATAAAAATAATAGATTAAGTCAAAAAATGTTATATATAAAAAATAGCCTTGAAATGGCTTTTGATATGTGTTTAAAACAATATTTAAGTGGACATAGACTAGACCCAGCAATGTATAATTTAAAAATAAATGAAATTCCTGTAAGACAATGGGTTGGCCCAGGAATGGGTCCACACTGTGATACCTACGATGGGGATAATGATTTAGCTTTTTCTATGATAGCCTATATAAATGAAGATTATGAAGGTGGCGAAATTGCTTTCCCAAACCATAACATATCTTTAAAACCAGCAGCTGGTAGCCTTGTTATATTTCCAAGTCACGAGCCATTTTTGCATCAAGTAAAAGATATAGTTTCTGGTGAAAGATATACGTCACATTTATCAGTATATAAGATCTAGGATGGTATAATTAAAAAATGGCAACTACAGGCGTTAATGGATGGCACTTTCCAAGTTACTCGGATTCTCCCGATGTACCTAGAGATCTTGGTATTTTAGGTAATGATATTGCTACATATATTGCTGCTCATCCTGGACCTCAAGGAGCAACTGGTCCATCAAACGTTTTAACTGTAGCTGCAACAAACACCATAAATGCTGGGCAGAACGCATCAGTAACTATTAGCGG